CCTCCAGGTGCAGCCTTTACGATAAGAATGTCTTCTGTGTCACCTTCATATACACACTTGACGGGTGTAGCGAAAGTATAGTGCAACGTACTCTGGTTTCGTCCGCTACTACCTGTTCCGGTAGTGGCCCCGTCACCTGAGGCACGCATGGCACCACGTCGTTTATCACCCATCAGATAATTCATGCCGTTGTTATCAGTTACGATAAAGAACATCTTGCGCCCTTTGGTGGCATTCTCGAAACCGAATACCTTCTTCCGCATCTTGGGAGAAATGATATTCAAGTCCATCAGCGATGACTCACCGCCTGTCTCTCCCTGATCCGTAATCTTGAATTCCGCCAGGTCGTCCGTGAAATCCATCTTGTAAGCCCGCCTGCCTTCCTTCATAACCAGATCGCCAACCAGTGTACCGGCTTCCTCAAGTGAAAGCGGGGCATCCGTCTTTTTCGGATAGTCCGGCCACGTCGCCACGTCCTCATGATAGCCGAAGATAACGGACGGTACAATACCCGCCATGTTACCTTGGCTATCGCAGTCCATTGCCTCGTTGATATCATCAAGGGCAATACATAATTTAGGATCTACTTCTGCCATAGTCGTAGGGTTTATTCAGATTTAACAACATAAGTACCTGTCACCTTCTCCACCTTGCCCGCGGCAGGAGTCTTCTTCTGCACGGCAGGAGTGGTATATCCGGCAGCCTCCAAGAACTCGACGGTATATTCCTTACCACCGGGAACAGCTACATACGTGCCGGAATCACGCCAGCTCTCTTCACCCTGAATACGCCATTTGCCACCGTTGTTGATTGCTTCATCCGGTGCAATTGTGACCTCGATATATCCGAATGGATTGGTCCCTTCAGGATCCACCGGACGGTCATTGACGCAGAACTCCGATTTATGCACCGATACGAACTGGAAGCCAATCACGTACTTGCCCGCAGCATCGAACGTATAAGGATTGCCGGAATTGAACGGCTTGATAGACTTGAAATCGCTCTCTTTGTCAAATCCGTAGCAAATGTTATTTTTAGTACTCAGCATGATAAACTGGCTACCATCGGGAAGATTTGGAACACGTACCAGCTCACAACGGTTGTTGGAACCGAGCAGGTGTTGTGTATCGGAAGTATCTTCTTTTAATCCGATAACGATAGTACCTTCATCTTTGCGCCAGTCATCATACATGTCGCCCAAATCGTCGGAAATGAACATCTTGATGTTCTTCTTGCGCTTGAAGGTACGCGGCATGTGACGCCACATCTCCAGCAACTTTTCGCCAATGTTGGCACGAGTCAGCTCACCGGTGGCATATACGTTGCCTTCAGCACTGGAGATATCTCCGACTGCCTCGCCTTCGGTAACAATGGTACCGATACCGTCGAAAGAGTCCTGAATGTCCGTCTTGTTCTCATCAGCGCTGTATTTCGCTGTGAAAAGAGCAAACAGCAAATCATTGGATGCCAGTTCATGGCCGTGGTTGATCAGCCACAACTCGAAGGGATGTTCTTTGCGGAGCGTACCGGGTACCTCAGCAATGTAGGTGCGGCGGTAACGTTCCGGCTCATCGGACATCTCCATCACGACGGGACGAACGACCAGACGACGCGGAACAATCTTACCCAGATACTTGCCGGCTGTAAACTTGCCGGTGTACTTGCTGGAGATGCTGCCGCCTTCTACCTTGCCCAATTCAAGGGAATCGGTAATACCCGGTACCGGAGTGAAATGTTTCAATACCTCCGAAGCGTCGAGCTTATCGACCGCCTTCAGGATGTCTCTGTGTTTTTTTACCGCGGTCAGAACCGTGGTAATGTCAATAGGTGCTTTAAAATCCATAAATAGAATAGTTTAGATGTTATTCATTCTCATAACTGTTGATCGGATCCGTAGCGATATCGGCAAACTTGCTGTCCTCGTTCGATTCCTGATGACTGGCGGTTGCCGTTCCGGGAATCTTGGCCACGATATTGCGGATAACCTGTACCTTAGTCTTGTTGTCGGCCGCATTCTTGACGCTATCGCTCAGGCTATCGAGGTCGTTGACAACTGCCGTCAGATTGTTTTCAGCCGTCTGTCTGGCTGTATTGGCGGCTGTCAAATCGCTTTCAGCTTTGGTTTTCGCTTCATTGGATACCTTGATGGCGTTATTGATGGCCTGCAAGTTCTCTACGGTAAGCGATATCTTACCGTCTTTTTCCTCAATGCCTTCACAATTGAGGATCTGATTAATGAAAGTAAATTCTTTACGCATGGAAATAACTGTATTTGAATTAGAAATGTCTTCAGAGGTATTATTGGCAGGAAACAGGCTTTTGATACCGTCAATGATTTGAGAAACAAGGTTTCTGTCATTGCCTTTGGGTTGCGTTTCCGATTCGGAAGCATTGAGTACCGGTAACGGTAAACCGATGGCAGTAAAGCAGTCGGTTATTTCATTGGTCACCTGAGGCTTTTTATGCACACCGGGAATGATCCTGTCTATGAAGCCCCATTCCTTGACTTCAGCGGCAGGCATCCAGCGTTCTTCTTCCATAAGGGTGATAACGTCCTTCAGACTCTTGCCGCTGCGGTTGATGTACTTCTGTGCAATCATCAAGTCAATCGCCTCGGCACTCTTCTTCTTGTTTTGTAGTTCTTTAATGGTGTCTTCGAGCTGATCAGCATTAAG